ATTGCCGTCCATATACTCCTACAACCAAAGTGATTTGGAGGTGTAAGCATTGCATAATCTGGATCAGTCTCCTGAAATACCTTACCATCTAGTGATCTGCAAAGATCAGTTGTGCTACTATCCATTACAGCAGTATATCTATATGCGAAGATGTCTTCTTTGAACTTCTCAAAGGTGATTGACCTACCCATATTTAATGCCTTTGGTAGAAGTGCATAAATCGTTGGATATAGAACAGTATCAAAGAACGTATCATACTCTTCCTCAAGTCTTAATCTTGTATCGTTTTCTGGTAGTTCCTTAATAAGCGAATCGTTAGCTGTATTCTGCAATCTAAACTTCAGTCTTGCCATTTGCTCCTCTAATACCATATCAACCTCATCTTCCATAGCCTGTCTGTCTTTCTTACTGGTAGTTGGAGCATCTTTATCGAGTTCCTCTGCTGCTACTAACTTACCGTATTCTAACATCTCAAGTATAATCATTCTCAGTTCCTCTGAGTATATTCTTTCATTCTCCATTAATTGAACCTCAGTTCTTCTAATTGCTTTTCTACCATCTCTTGCTGCCTTAATGTATTGCTCTACAATCTCTTCCTTTTGAATATTAAGTTTGGCTCGAAGTGATACCTTTGCTCTATCTTCTGATGATTGTAGCTTGTTTTTAATATCTATAAAGTTGACCTTCTCTTCATCTGGATATAATTGTCTAAGTGGCTCACTCTCTCCAACCTCTGCCATTTTAACATCTTCTTTCTTTTGTGGTTGCTGTGGTGGGAATCCTCCTGTATTATTATTAAACATCTCTTGTTTCTTCTCTTCTTTCTCTACCAATTCCTTTTCGATTTCATCTTCATCTATCTCCATTCCTACTCTCTTACCCCCAAGTACTATAATCTGTTTCTTAACTGAATCTGTAACTTCCCCCTTCTTAACTAATTCTATTAAAGCACTATAAAGTAACTCAGCTGAATTATCTGCAATCTTATTTACCTTGAGTTTGGGATATAGATCCTTACCAAAGTTCAATTTGATTAATGTGGCTATAACTAAGTTCCATGGATTCTCTATAAGTATAGTAGCTATGTTTTGCAATCCATCTTTAAAGAAGTCAACTTGACTTTCACCTAATGCTCTACTACCTCCTTTAGATTCACTACCTCCCAAATCAACAAATTGAGCAAGGACTGACTTCGCTATTAGTGCATAATGTAAATTCACCATCTCCTTCCCGACTTTCATAATATCAGCATTTGACAATTCCAATACTAATAATTCAGCTTGATTCTCGGGAGCAGTCCATGTTGTACTTTGTTGAATCTTTGTTAACTGTTCAACCGCTGCATCAACTTGCTCTTTAGTTATATTGCCTTTAGTCTTAAGATATTTTAATTTGTTTACTCCAAACTCATGACCTACATGATTAAGAAACATACCCTTATGAGCCTTATCGTAGTGGTAATGTGCAGACTTCAAACCTGACTTACCATATAAACTCCCAAATTCTTCACCATAAGTAACCTTTAATGCTTTTAATACTTCACCTTCATTCTTTATTTCGACATCAATCATCTTCCCCATGTAACTCAATTTTTGATGAAATCCTCCATAGTTACCATTATCATCTACAATTATCTTAATACCACTATCATCTCCTGCCGATCTTGGAGCGAGTTGATTGAGTCTTATCTTCCCATCTTCACTCAGCTTGTATACTACCTCAAATAATCTAACCCCTTCAACAAAGCCCCTTAACATAGTTCTATTCACCTGATCGAATGTAATCTTCATTCCACCTTTCCAGACTGGTGTAAATAAACATTCCTCTATAAACTTCTTCTCTTCTGAATCCTCCTCTGCTTCATAATCATCATCTTCCTGTATCTCTACACCTGCTGATGTAATTGTGTTCACAAGTGCATTCCATATCATAACTACCTGACCATCATTGTCAAGCATCTTACGATAGTCCTCTATCTTTAAGTCGTCTACTCTTTGTTCTTCTTTGGTAAATGCTTGAATTGTTCGCTCACCAGAAACGCCAGAGATCTTTGTTAATTTCGAAATATTGGTTCTGGGTTCTTTAGGCATTGAGTAAGCAGTTAAAGTATAAACAATAACGTATCAACTAACATAATAACAATAAATCTATATGAATGTCAAATATTCTTTGGATATGCTTGCTTAGGTGCACTCATTATAACTCCCTCTCCTATATTGAAACAATAAGTCAATGCTAAGGCATCTGCTATATCAGGGCTTTGTACTCCCCTTTTCTTCATATCCTCTTTGCTCTCAAGTTGATATTGTCCCTTAGAAGTTATCTTATATTTGGGACTTGCAAGCTCTCCACATAAGTCTCTAGTCATTTCGCCATTGTTTAGTATGCTTAGGTTTAGTTTCTCTTCAATTAGTTCTTGCTTAATAACACCCCATAACTCAACTCTCTTATTCTTATATTGTGTTTCATCTATTGGTGGTTCACCAACATTAATACTATTCACTCCTACATTTAACTCATGTAATCTATCAACTACCCCACCGCCCACTCCTACTGAATCTATAGAGACATTTTCAGCTGCTATATTAAAGTCTTTCATAATCTGCTGTGTTCTACCTGCCACTTCCATAGTATCCATTGTTTGCTTACGTTCCATATGAAGTAATACTCCTCCTGCTCTTATTAACCAAACTGTATAGTTATCGCCAAATCTTGCAACGTCAACCCCAAGTTTAAATCGCTCATCTCTTTCTAAATTAAATCCTAGACTTCTTTCACATAAATATAGCGGAATAAAAGTATCTGAAGCTTGTTTGGGAAATTCACCTAATACTCTGATTCTATATATATCACTGTCCTCACCATATTTAAGTCTCATTCTTTCACAGTATTCTGGTGTTACTAATGGACTATCAAGAGAAGAAAATGAAAACGTATGCCAAAATTTGGATTGATCTGTAAATGCTCTATAAAAATTCCCCTCTGGTCTAGTTGGATTCCCACAGGCCATTGCCTTTGCATTCTTAGTAGTTAAAGCACCTTCTACTGGTTCCCATATCTCATCTTCAATCCCAGATGCTTCTTCAAGTATATATAAGATATTATCTTCATGTGCACCTGCAAGTGCTTCTGGTGATCTAGCTGCTCTATAATAAGCGAAACAAACTTCTTCCTCACCTTTGATATAAACCTTACTTTTTTCCCATTCAAATAAGCCTTTTAACTTAGACCTTTGGAGCCACTTCCTTATTTCAGGCCATAGGATTCTTACAAGCTGATTACCTGTAGGAGCTGTGGCTGGTACTCTAGCATTTGTATAACAGGTCAAGAACCAAAGAATAATCCATGCTTCAACTGTAGTCTTACCAATCCCATGACCCGACTTAGCTGCAATAAAATCATAATTCACAATTGCATTGAGTATCTGTCTTTGCTGATCTGTTGGAGTTGCACCCAGTGTCTCCTGAACATAAAGAACTGGATCATTCCTCCACTGAAGTATTCTCTTTCTTATCTTTGTCTGTATTATTTGTTTTTCTTGCATTTAAGAATAAATCTAATGTTCCCTCTATTGTAGCGTCTAAATCGACTTTCTGCCTAGGAAGCCCATCTATCATCTTAATAAGTAAATCCCTCATTTTTGGATTCTCCCAATAGTAATCTATAAGCTTCTCATATTCCTTTGGATCTTCTTCTTTCATCTTCTTTAATTTACGCTTGATATCAGTCAATAATGATATACTACCTTGGGGACGACCTTGGGGATTCCCTGATACACCCTCTTTAAATCTACCATCTTTCTCCCTGTTACTCCCTGTTTTATCAGGTTTATTTTCTGTCATCTATATATTGTTCTAATACAAATCTAATAAGAGCTGCTAATGTTCTACGTTCCTTCTTAGCTTGCTTTCTAGCTCTTGCTCTTAGCTTATCATCTATGTACATCGTAAATGTCTTCATTATTATTATTATAAATTAAACTATCAAGGCTATTATTGTTACTAACCCTATTATTGACAATATTATCATAACACAACCTAGTCCCATTAAGAAATCAGGATCATCTATATTATTCACGTGTTTTTCTTCTTTCATATTCAAGTAAACTAAGTTCTTTTTCACGTTGTTTTGACGTTCGCATAAATTCCTGTAGTGTCTTCAATTTCCCTTTGA